TTCACTTGGGCTTGGGGCTTATCCAATAGGAAGTATATTCCTAGGTTCTGGTCATGGCATTTATATGGATGGCAATAATGGATTAGCCAATTTTTTCGATGACTATGAAGAGGGGACGTGGACTCCAACCCTCACGACTAATGGCACAGACTTTGATAGTGTTACATACGACTCAGTTACAGAAGGTTCGTACACAAAAGTTGGCAACACTGTTTATTTCTCGCTTGCGCTAAGGACTGACGCTGTTACGGTTGGCAGTGCGTCAGGCGCTGTTGCTATTGGTGGGCTGCCGTTCACCTCCCTCGCCAGTTCGTCGGCTTCTGTTAGCCAGTCTGAAGCATGGGCCGGTGAAGAGCCGATTGCCGCTTTTGTTTTAGGAAGCTCAACTATTGTGCGTTTGTTGTACAGAGCGTCTGTTTCTGGGAACACAGCAAACACAGCAGTTGCCGATGTTGGGACAGGCGCAAATGGCAATGAAATAAAAATTTCTGGATTTTACTTTGTTTAACGGAGCAATCAAATGGCATTAACTAAAGCAAAAAACAGAATGATTGATTTGGGGTATGTCAACATTCGAGACTTTGGAGCAGTTGGCGATGGCTCTACTGATGACACCTCTGCAATTCAAGCAGCAATAGACTACACAGAGGGTCTAGGTGCTTTTAATCGTAAAGTTGTTTTCCTTCCTGTAGGTAATTATGCAATCACAGAGCTTACATGGAAAACCCAAGTGTCTTTACTGGGTGAAGATTGGCGTAATACGCGATTAACTGGCACTGGTGGCTCTGGCAGCAAGATGATTAAAGCCCAGTCTGGAGCCGCACTTGGTGGAGCTATACAAAGCATTGAGAATATTTCATTCATTCCGTCTGGAACACAAGCAGTAGATGGCATTAACTTAACCGATGCAACAAATGTTAATGGCTGTCATTTTGATAAACTATGGTTTAACAACTGCGACACAGCAATCACCATTGGAAGTGTATCTGGAGGCTCAGGCTTTGGTGATTTATGGTTCGGTAAAATAGTTGTTGAGCTTTCAAACAATGCTATATGGCTTGAGAATGGCGATGATGTTCATTTTGCTGATTTGTTATCATTCAAAAATGATGCCTATGCTTTGTATTTAGATGATGTATTAGATTTTCAACTAAGCCGCTTTAGGTGTACCGAAACAGGAGGCGTTAATTCTTCTCAGTATGCTAATCGCATTGCTAATAGTAGCCGAATTAATATTAACTCATCTCAAATATCACAGCTAGTATCTTCTGATAGAGCTTCTGGAAGGCTATTTTTAATAACTAGCTCAACAGACATCAATGTATCTAATTTTGATTGGCAGGGTGCAAATGGAGCATCAACAGATACATCTCGTGGTTTAGTTATATCTGGAACGTGTGACAATTTATCTTTTGTGAATGGACAGATTTCAAACATTATTGAAGCGGATGATGGGCATGGTGTTCAGATAGGCAACGGCACTGACTCTGTTACTAGGTGTAAGTTTGTTAATGTTCATACCGACACAACAGGTGGCTCAGGATTCAAGCAGAACAACTCTGCTGATGTTGAGTTGATTTCTTGTACATCAAACAATGCAATGACAGGTTCCGTAGCCGTAACTAGGTCTGGATTTGATTTACGTTCTAATGGCAAAACGATTGTCATTGGAGGCCGAGTTACTGGAACTAATCTGACAGCAGGACACGGAATTAACTGTAGCTCAGATAGCAACAAAAAAATAATTGGTGCGATTGCAGGAGATGGTATTACAGCAACAGGAGCAACAAGAGTTTTTGTTGATAACTGTGATACGCAAGGCAATGGTAATCTTGCACAAGTTGTTACCTCTACTATTAATCCTGGAACTATTGCTTCAGGTGATACTTACTCAACAACAGTTACCCTTACAGGAGCAACGCTTAGTGATTTTGTTGAATGGGGATCAGGTACAACTACGATTGATGATCTAAATTGTACTGTTAGAGTTGGCGCTACAGACACGATTGATGTTCAACTTCATAACCCAACTGGAGGGGGTATTACACCGGCTTCCTCTTCTTGGACGTTTAAATTGAAAAAGTTATCATAGGAGACAAAGATGGCACTGCAAAAAACAACGCAACATAATAGTGGAATTGAAGCTGTTAATGCTTATTGGAAAATTGTAAGCATTTCTGGAAATAAAGATTCTTTATTGGTTCAACTCAATGCTTATAAAGACGAAAATTCATCTAGCGATGGCGTTATTAATTCGGTTGAGTTTTCATTTCAACCTGAATTGAATACAACCAACTTTATTGAGCAAGCATACAATCAAGCCAAAACGATGCCTGAGTTTGCAGATGCAACAGACGTTTAATACGCTATGAGCGTGGACAGTCCAACCAAAGGAGATAAAATATGGCACTGACTAAGACAACAATAAACGACAAGATAGAAGTAATTAATAAGGGTGATTGGTCTTGCGTACAGGTAAGAACAGCTACTATTATTAGTGAAGATGGCACAGAGATAAGCCGTAACTTTCATAGACATGTAGTTATGCCTGATGCTGATCTTACAGCAGAAGATGCAGATGTTTCTGCAATCTGCACACCAGTATTTACAGATGCAGTAAAAGCTGCTTATGCAGCGGCACAAGCGGAGTAAGTTAAATGGTTAAAGCAAGTGATGTAAAGGCACAGATAGACACACATGAAGCAGTGTGTGCTGAGAGATGGAAAGAAACTATCTTACGCATCAAACGCATTGAACACATTATGATTGGTACAGCAGGTACTATGATTGTTATGATGGTAGGTTTATTACTGAGGTGACACTATGCTTGAAATGCTAGTGGTCGCTAACAGTGCTTTTGCAATTATTAAACAGACCATTCAAAATGGTCGAGAACTATCTTCAGCAGGTGCAGCAATCTCCAAGTTTGTTAGTGCTGAAGAACAACTCAAACAAGATTTACACAAAAAAAAGAATAGTATCTGGACTAACTTTCTAGGTAAAGAAGACAATGACCTAGAAGAGTTTATGGCTTTGGAAGAGATTCGAGTTAAGAACGAACAGCTCCGAGAGTTTATGCAGCTATACGGCAGAGCAGGTTTGTACAATGACTATGTATCTTACTGTGCTGATGCACGCAAAGCTAGAAGAGAAGCTAGAATTAACGCAGAGAAACGTAAAGAAAAGATAAAAGAAACAGTAATGAAAGTTGTACTAGCTATACTTATTACTGCTTTATTATCAGGTGTTGTTACAGTACTAGCAATCATAGCCAAAAAGAAAGGTATCATATGACAGCTTTCCTACTTGCTTGCACATTAAATGGTATTGTTAATGGTGGTATATATTTTAAGAATGTTAATGTGTGTATACATTACAAAGATGTATTAGATAACCAAACATTTATGAAAGGTGATGAGCCACAGACATATGAGTGTATATGTAAACTTGTACCTTTTGTAGATACAGATAAAGTGAGGGTTTACTAATGGTTACAGTTGAGCAGTTTCTGAAGTGGAAAATACTACCTAGATGTATGATGCTTGCTAGTACAGTCATGTCATGGAGATGTGCTGAATGGTTTATGGATTTAGATAATCCTACTGCAGCACAGTCAGCATTTGTATCTGTGGTCATGGGTGTAATGACAGGTGTGTTTGGTATATGGATGGGACATGAACACAAAGGAGACAAGTAATGTTAACTGCATTGATAGGGCCAGTAAGTAATTTACTCGGTAAGTTTATAGAAGATAAAGACATGAAGAATAAGTTGGCACATGAGGTGGCAACTATGGCTGAGAACCACGCACAAGAACTAGCTAAAGGTCAGCTTGAAATCAACAAGGCAGAGGCACAACATAAGTCAATCTTTGTTGCAGGGTGGAGGCCATTCATAGGTTGGACTTGTGGTGTAGCACTATGTTGGCATTTTGTATTAGCTCCCATAACAATATTCTTGTGTGCTTATATTGGAGTTGCTATACCTGAGTTACCTACATTTGACATGGGATCATTGATGACAGTGTTGATGGGTATGTTAGGTTTAGGTGGACTTAGAACATATGAAAAACAAAAGGGATTGACGAAATGAATATGGAGGAATTTAAAAAAGAAATCATGGAAGATGAAGGTGTTAAGCACGAAGTCTATCTTGATCACTTAGGACTACCTACTATGGGAGTAGGACATCTTATTACAGAATGGGATGAGGAATATGAAAAGCCTGTGGGTACTCCTGTATCTGAGGAGCGAGTAGAGAATTGTTTGAAGCAAGACATACACGTTACCATTGATGAATGCAAAAAACTTTACGAAGACTTTGATGTACTACCAGTAGATGTGCAACATATCATTGCCAACATGATGTTTAATATGGGCAGACCAAGACTGTCCAAATTTAAAAACATGAAAAAAGCAGTGGATCAACGTGATTGGTTTGAAGCTGCATACGAAATGACTAACTCTAGGTGGTATAAACAAGTGCCAAACAGGGCAGGTCGTTTAGTGGTACGTATGCAGAACGTACAGACGTAAAGATATTATTTGGTTACAATCATACAGCAGGGGTGCGTTACCCCTACTGTACGGCTCTTAAATCAAGAGTTTTTTTGCAAAGTTTTTAAATATTGCTCGTGTCTGTGCCAAGCAGCATCTTCATGTAGATTTGCCATGCCATCTTGGTAATCTTTTTCTTCTTGCTCTAGCAAAACTGCATCACGAACATCTTCGGCATTAAAATCTTTTGGTTTGTGTACATTTAAATACCTAACTAGTTGCCCACGACCTGCCCTACCTTTTCTGGTAGTGCCATCTGTGTAGATGTGTCCTTTCATTTCTAACTGTTTGTATCTTGGT